CCACTTTCAGGCCATGTCGTCGAATAACGGACACGATTTAGACGACCGCTATTGGGAGGTGGCCTCCCGGTTAGCCGTCCACGAAGCTATGTGCGAAGAACGATCGAAGAACATAGACGATCGTCTCGTTAAGATCGAGTCCGGTATTGAGAAGATTAACCAATGGGGAATCCTGATTGGGTTCACACTGATCTGTAGCATGGCGGGAATCCTCGTTACCTTGCTACTCAAGTGAGGTACGTATGGCCTATTTTAAGCTCGACCGGTTTAGCGGCATCGCACCGGGAGTCTCACCTAGACTTCTAGCAGACCAGTTTGGCCAGACGGCCGAGAACATTGATTTTGAGTCCGGGCGACTGACCCCGACAACTAACGACGTAGACGTATTCACGCTTCAAAGCGGTCTGCGACGGTCCATTTATTTCTACCGCGATACTAACTGGCTTGAGTGGAACCAAGACGGCGTAAAAGCCGTACCTGGTCCAATCCCTGGTGACACGCTGGCTCGCCTGTACTTTACCGGCGACGACTATCCGCGTATCGGTACCGTCAATACTATGATCGCTGGGTCGTCTGGATACCCGGCCAACAGTTATCGGTTAGGCGTTCCTGCCCCGGCAACTGCTCCGTCGATTACAAAGACGGGCACCCCTGACGAAGACCAGACGCCAGACGATGTCTCGTACGTCTATACCTTTGTAACCGCTTTTGGCGAGGAAGGTCCGCCTAGCCCTGCTACGGCTCCGATCGAGCGTACTGATACCGAAACCGTGACTATCACGATGCCGGTCAATCAGATTCCTAGCGGTAACTACAACTTTGGTGCAGGGTCGGTTAAGCGTATCTACCGTTCTAACACCGGTTCTACCAACACGGCATTCCAGTTCTTGGCAGAAGTAGGACTTACGACCACTACCTATGCAGACACGACCCCGTCGGCAGGGTTGGGTGAAGTTATTCCGAGCGAGACCTGGATTGGCCCACCGGACGACAACACCAGCCTGTATCCAGATGGCCCTATGAAGGGTCTGATAGCCGTGGCCAACGGTGTGTTTGCAGGGTTCACTGGTAAACGGTTATGTCTCAGTGAACCGTTTTTACCGCACGCTTGGCCGATCGACTACAGAATTACCCTTGAAGAGAACATTGTAGCCATTGGAGCCGTGGCCAACGGCATCGTAGCCCTGACCAATGGCACCCCGTACTTCGTAACTGGCACCGATCCGAGCGCCATGACCGCTGTCCGTGTTGACCTGCCACAGGCCTGTGTCAACGTAAACAGCGTGGTCGATATGGGCAGCTATCTTCTGTACGCCGGGCCGGACGGCTTGGTAGCGGTCTCTGGCGGCGAGGGACGGGTGGTGACGCAGGGGTTGGTTAGCGCCAGCCAATGGAACGCCAGCTTCAATCCTACGGGCTACCGAGCCTTCCGCCACGAGAACACTTACGTGGCGTTCTGGACTGAGGGCGGCGTACACAAGGGCTTCTGTTTTGACCCTCGGGCCGAAGAGGCTGCGTTGTCGACGCTCACCACCGAGGCCGAGGTGCGCGGTGGCTACATGAATCCGAAGGATGGCGAGTTGTACCTTATCGTCGCCAATAAGATCCGTAAGTACCGGGGCGGTACGACCAAGCGCACGCTAACCTGGAAGTCAAAACAGGTGGTCATGCCAAAGCCCCTCAGCATGAGCTGGGTCTCTGTCCACGCACAGGCGTATCCGGTGACGGTTAAGGTTTGGGGCGATGGGGTGCTGTTTGCCGAGTACGGTTTGTCGTACGCCACTGGCGTATATACCCAGACTGTTACTGTGCCAAACGGCGCAACGACAGGATCATTACGTGAGCCTGTGATGCGTCTTCCTCCGAAAGTAGCTCAGGTGTGGGAAGTACAGGTTTCTGGCGCGGTTGAGATCGACGAGGTCTGCCTTGCTCAGAGCATGGATGAGATCGCCAGCACATGACGAAAGCTCGTACAGTCAAAGCAACGACGGTACCTGGTATTTCGAGCATACCGTCGAGCATTACGCCGGAGCTCCGTCGTTATTTAGAAAGCTTAGCTGAAGCGGTTGAGATTCGTCTTGGCCGTCGCGGCGATGAGCGTGATCGAGCGATTACACTTCGAGAACTGTTGGATTCCGGTCTGGCCGTTGAGCTAGGTAAAAATCCATATGTGATTGGGCCCCCTCCGCCTCCGCCTCCTCCGCCTCCTCCGCCGAGTGCTACACCTACCGCTCCGACGAACTTTACGGCGACTGGCGGATACTCGCTAATTACGTGTTTTTGGGACTACCCAAATTACGCTTATCACGGCCTGACCGAAATCTGGCGGCATGACTCAAATATCATTGGTGATGCTCAGCTGGTTGGCGTTAGCTCAGGTATTTCGTTTGTTGATCCAGTTGGCGAAGGCGCAAGCTTTTACTATTGGGCACGACACGTAAATGAGTTTGGTATTGCCGGTCCGTACAACTCTATCAACGGTACGTTGGCCGAGACCGCGCTCGATGTTGAAGAGCTGTTAGATGTATTAACAGGCGCGATTACTGAGTCGCAGCTGTACCAGGCACTACAGACGCGTATTAACTTAATTGACGGCGCGTCTAGCCTAGCGGGTTCGGTTAATGCTCGTATATTGACCGAGACCAACGCTCGTAACACTGCGATCCAAGCGGAAGCCGCTGCGCGTACAGCAGCCATTCTGGCAGAGGCCACGGCGCGTGGTACGGCGATAACGAACGAAGCGACTATTCGTCAATCCGCAGACGAGTCGCTGACTCAACAGATCACGACGCTGACGTCGGTTACGATTCCTGGTACGTACGCGACGATTGCTGCGCTACAGCAAGAGACCACGGCTCGTACGACTGCTATTAGTGCTGAGGCGTCAGCTCGCGATACGCTTGCGACACAGCTTCGTGGTACTTATACAGGTACCGATGTTACCGCCCTAAGTTCAGGGCTTGTGTTTAGTGAGCGTCAAGCACGAGTCACGGCTGACAGTGCACTGGCCAGTAGATCCGATGCTTTAGAAGCTACGGTTAACAACCCTACAACTGGGCTTGTAGCTACTCGTGCGACGCTTATTAACGATTACTACACTAAGTCTGGCACTGACTCAGCGATTTCTGCTGCGTCTAGCACGCTAACTTCTAACTTTAATAACACGCTTACGGGTTACGTCACTAATGCGACGTTGACCAACAACTATTACACTGCTTCGCAGACTAATAGTGCGATTTCAGCAGCGACGACTAATCTTGTTTCAACAACGACGCTTAACAGTACGCTTGGTAACTATGTTACTAACGCGACGTTAACAAATGGTTATTACACTAAAACGGATACTGATAGTGCTATTAGCGCATCGGTACAGAATTTAGTTTCGACGACTACGTTTAACAATACGTTAGCTAGCTACGTCACTAATGCAACGCTTACAAATAGTTACTACACTAAAACTCAAACAGATAGCGCTATATCAAGTGCTACTAATACTGTAACAGCTAACTTTAATAACACTCTGACTAGCTACGCTACGACCGCAGCAGTTCAGCAGAACTACTACGCTAAAGCGTCTGGTGAGGCGCTTGAAGGTCAGTACACAGTTAAGATTGACCTTAACGGCTACGTTTCTGGGTTTGGGCTTGCTTCTACTGCGCCAGTAAACGGGACTCCGTCGTCAGAGTTTATTGTTCGTGCTGATCGGTTTTCGATTGCGTCGCCTGGGCAGACGACGATTATTCCGTTTATTGTTCAGGCTACGCCGACTACGATTAACGGTGTGTCTGTGCCTGCTGGCGTCTACATGAATGACGCTTATATTCGTAACGGCACGATTACTAACGCCAAGATTGGCAACGCGGCAATCGACGACGCGAAGATTGCTAGTCTCAGTGCAGACAAGATCACGGCTGGTTCGATCGATGCAGCTAGACTGACAATCGACAACGTTACGCTGGACACGTACTACGATGGAAGTATCGGTCGTAATCGGTTGCAGATTAGGGATCTTGGGGTTACTACCGCTAAGATCGGTACTGCAGCTATTACTAGCGCCAAGATTGGTAACGCTGAAGTCGGCACGCTAAAAATTGCCGGAAACGCAATTACGTTACCAGAAACTTATGCTTCTTCTGATATTTATGTAAGCAACGCGGTAATTGAGTCTGGCGGTAGTTATACGTTTGTGGGTTTTCCAAATGGTGACTATGAGTATGTTGATGACCCGTTTTATGATTACTTTTACGTTGGCGATGGTAATGGTAGTTATATTATTAGTGGCGGTGGCACTTTATCTGGTGGCCATACAGCAATTTTAACCCCGCAAATTAATGTGGGTGTTGATTCGACCGCTGGTGTACAGCTTGTGTTTTACGCATTCTGTGATGGAAGTGCTGTTAATGACGGCGGTCAGTTGTTGTATATGCAAGTAAATAAGTACGCTAACGGCTCGTGGTCTGGATACCAGACTGTAGCTACTAGTAGAGTTGGTGCAAGAACTACTGGCGGTGACACACAGAGCGTGTTTTCTATTGCTATGGCGCATACTGCAGTTAATTTGCAGAACATTCAGGTTAGAGTGATAGTCGGGTCTCAAGCTGTGCATTTACCACTTGGTACCGCAAGTCAACCAACTTATCTTCGTAATATTACGCTTTCTATTCTTGGTGCAAAACGATGATTACTTTTGCATTTGATGCGACTGGTAAGTGTGTTTGTTCGGTTAACAAAGCAGTAGGAGCTGATTTTTTTCCGGATGCTCTTTATGTTGTTCAAATGCCAGTTAACACTGATGTTAATTTGGTTTGGTACGACGTTGAAAACGGACGGGTAGGATTCAAGAAACCGTTGCAAGTAACTGTTAGTACTAACCGTGTTAGTGGTTTGCCAGCCGGTAGCAAAGTAGCTGTTGATGGTGAACTACTAGACGTAGAAGGTGAGTCTATTGAGTTTGAAGTGGACTACCCACAACTGTTGAAGGTAGTTGTTTTTAATCTTAAGCATTTGGATACGGTTGTAGAGGTGCCTTGTGAAGTACAAGGTTAAACAGAGCTACGCTGCTTTAAGGCGTGATAGTTATCCTGACGTAAGAGATCAGCTTGACGCACTGTGGAAGGGCGGAGAGGCCCTTGAAGAGATGCGTCGTAAGGTGTTGGAAGTTAAAGAAAAGTATCCGAAGCCGGTTACGGGAGACGGAAATGCACCAGGGTAAACAGTGCCGCTTAAACGCCCCAACTAAGCCTATTAAGATGGAAAAGAAAAAACCGTCTAAGGGGTATTCTGCCCCCAAGAAGAAAAGTTAAAATCCCTTCCCAGCTACTTGGAGGGGTTCAGCATGCCAGTTTCCAAGCGTATTGAAGATGGTATCCCGAAGCAGTTTAAGCTTGCCGGGCACACTATCTGTATAGCTAATATACCTGCTAAAAAATGGAAGCACGGCAAAGACTGTGTGGGCATGTGGATGCCCGATCAGTACCGGATAGAAATTATAGGTACGTTAAAAGGTACCAATAGGCAGCAGGTATTTTTGCACGAAGCTGTGCACGCTATTCTTGACGTTGCTGGATACTACGAGCTATCGGAAGATGAGGCCCTGGTAGATAGGGTGTCCCATCTTCTACAGCAGATGCTGACTACTATGGAGTAAGGTTGCGAGGGTCTTTACCCTGCAACCATGACAGATACCAGCTAGCTTTGTTTGCTTCTTGCACGGTGTCGTCTTTTTCTCCATGACGCCACAAGTATTTCATGACGTTGCCTTTGCAGTAACCACGAAATTCTTCCGGCGTTAAGCTAGCTCGCATTGCATCGATGCATTCGATATCTCCACGTTTATAGTGGGATGGGTTGACTGCATCTTTAGTCATTTGTATTTTCCTTTTGTCGGATAGCAGTAGCAAAGAACTTGGCTTCGTTGCTCCATGTTATACGGTCACATACTTGAGCACACGCCTCCCGTTCGGCTGCGGCAACGAGGGCGGCGAAGCGTTCAAGTTCTTCAATCGGGGCCACAGTGGTTGTTAATGATCCGTCGGCATGGGTAGCAACTACACGAACAAACCCAGCCTCTCGCGCCAGTCGGATGATGTCGTCACGGGTCATTGCAGTTCACCCGCTTTCCATAGCAAATAGTCGTATTGTTTTATTCCACGGTTAACAGCAGTAGCCATGTAGTACTGTCTAACGCCCCATTTTTCTACTAAGTCTTTGTATTTGACACGTTCCAGGTTGGCACGGGCATGTTTCTTTCGTTCGACAAGCACTTTGTATTGCTCGAACGTAAGTTTAGGGTTGAATCGAGAGAGCCTGGTGTAAGGCTGTTCTATGCGTCTAGTCATAACTTAAAGCAATCCTTAGTTCTGAGATTTCACTTTCTAAAGATCTAATTCTAGATTTAAGTTCTAGAGCTTGATTCTTTAAGTCTTGGATTAGTGTTTCTTGGCTAGCAATAGTCTGAGCCTGGCTAGTTGCTAATTGTGCTTGGACAGAGGCGAGATTATCAGCTCTGTCTACCGCTTCTCGTAGCACAGCAAGCTTTGTTTTTTCGTGTATCACGCCTAAGTGCAATTCGTCAGTCATTGGCTTGCTCCAATTAAGTAACCGAACCAAAGCCCAACGCAAACCCCAAATAGTATGAGGGCTATTTCTGTAGCTGTTTTTTCTGAGTGGTAACTACGATATGCAGCTATTTCTTTTTCTAGTCTGGATATTTCCCGTTCTAAACGGTTTTTATTGCTTTCCATACTTCGCTTATCTCTTTTTTAAGGCGAGCGTTAGTAGCCAGTGTTTCCATTTCTCTGGCTATTGTTTCAGTTAGCTGGTTCATCAGCTTAGAGTTCTGGTCTTTAAGACGCTCGGACTCTGCTTTAGCTATCTTGAGGGAGTGTTTTAAGTCAGCTATTACTTCTCTTAGCTGGCTTACAGATGCTGGTCCTTTGAGAATTTCTTCTCTCCAGGAGTCGGGCGGACTTTCGTTATCGATAGTCATATAGCCTCTATGCATGTCTTGTTGTGTATCCATTTGGATACATCTGCAAACTGTACGGCTTTGTTTATGAAGTCTTGTTTAGGTATGTACTCTGACCAGGTTTTATCAGTGAGGACAACGGCTAACTTTTCACAGCCAATGACAACAGCTACGGGCTGGTTGAGGTCGTGTAGTCTATTTAGCCAATGGATCTGTTGTGTGCTGAGACTGGTACGTATTGGGCTGGTGTCTCGTTTGGGAAATGCTTTTACGTACTTGTATTCTACGAATAGAGTACTTACAGGTCCGGCGTAAAAAGCGTCAGGTACTCCGCCCGCAAACGTATCATGGATCTTCCACCGGAAAACTTCCGATGGAAGATCCACATGTACAGCTCGTATGAAGCCGTGTTCGTTCACTGATTAGTCAACGATCCGACCAGTATGTTGTCCATAAACGGACTTGGCATACTCATAGTCTTCTTCGGTGGCCCAACCTACAAAGTCAGCTTCCAGATTCATGAACTGGGCACCGGCTTTGTTAGTGACAGAGACAGACTTAAGTTTCCAAAGACCCGAGAAACGGTTACCGCCTTTCAGGCCGATGACTGAATTCCAGTTGCGCGAGATGCGCATCTTCGAACTCGAGAAGTCCATGATCACTGGCGTACGGTCGAGTTCACCTGTTTCCGGGTTCTTGATCAAAAGCACATGTGAATGGGTATCAGTGATGGTGTAGTCCTGCGGCTTGTCTTGGGACTTGATGGCTTCTTGAGCTTCGGCCAACGAGTTGAATGACCCAAGGATACCGCCGCCTGAATCGCGGTTACGCCATACAACGAACTCGTTGCGGAACAACAAGTTGATTACGTACAGCTCTTCGCCATAGTTCTGACCGGTCAAGGAGTTTAAGAAGTGACCAGGTTCAGCGCCTTGAATGTACTTGGAGTTGTACTTGTCCACCTCATCAGACATCTTTTGGAGAAGCTTGACGCGAGGGATAGTTACGTTTTGGCCGACATTCTCGTTACCAAGGCCAGTGCCTTGCATAACGTGGGCAGGAACGTTGGACGATACAAGAGCGATTGCATTAGACATGTTTAGGTATATTCCTATGTTTAGAGTGAACGAAAATTGATCTTACGGATTGTCCTTGGTGAAAGGCCGGGGACTCCTTCCCCGAGTTTCAACAGCTCTTTATAAG